TGACAAAGCCATGTCGAATTACGAGTCGTTAACTAGGACCGCTTTGCCTCGCAAGCTTTCGGAGCAGCAGAAAGCTCAATGGCAGCAGGACGCGATGTCCACGGCGGAAGGCGATGGTTTGTCGTACAGCAAATTTATCGATGCTTTTGTCAAGGCGGAGGTCACATCTAAGCCAAAGCCCAGGCCCATAGCCAATCACAAGGAGATTCGTCTGTGCGCGCTCGCAAAAGTTGCTTGGACTTATGAGCACATCATGTTTCACCGTTTGAAGCATATGTCCATAAAGCATCGCACTAAGCGGGAAGCGCTCAGCGACATAGCTGGGGCTTTGAGTGGCATGAAGAATGGCATATGGTGTGAGAATGACCTGACGGCCTTCGAGTTTGGCATTTCAGCCACTCTCAAGGATTGCGAGTGTACGATATTGCGCCACATTGCTTCCCTCATCGGCATTGAAGATGTCGGGCAATTGTTGTTCGAGCGAGTCGTCAACGACAGGGTGAAGTCGTGCGTTTGGTCGATGAGGTACAAAGATGAGACCGGTGAGAGACGCAGTTTTCGGTTGGTTTTGCCGACCGCTATGCGGGAAAGCGGTGACAGGCTCACTAGTTCCGGTAATTTCTTGCAGAACTTGATCGCTTGGGTGTCATTCCTGGTTGAGCCAGGCAACGTTGACAAAGCGGTGGAGTCTTTGTTGCGCACGCAGGGTGCTAAGATGTTTTACATTTCTGCGCGCGACGGTAGGAAATATCTGGCCATGCTTGTCTTTGAAGGTGATGACACGCTTGGCCGTTTGGAGGAGCCTGTTTGGGAACCGCACCGCGCTGGTTCAAACGTGAGCCTTGCCGATGATTTCTTCCTCAGGTGGGGTTGGGGACCCAAGTTGTTTTGGAAGAAGACAAGTGGTTATGACTATGCCAGGGTGGTGGGCTATGATGTTTTGCTCAAGGATGGTGTCGCTGTGAAAGACGGTGATTCGTACGTGGCATGCCCTGAGATGAAAAGATTGCTGACCACCAAGCAATGGACAACCACTAGTGTTACCCCTGAGGAGCTGAAAACGTGTAACAGGATATTCGCTGCTACGATGGCAACGGACTTTACGCGTGTCGAACCGTTTTATGCGTTTCTGCGTGCCATGTACGATGGTAACTCAGGCGGTAAGAACGTTTCCGACGAGAAGGTGCGCGAACATTACCTGATGATGACTGGAGAGTTACCCGAGCATTCTTCTTGCAAGATGTGCGACGTTACTTTCCCTGAGTTCGATGGCACTGGTTCAGAAGCTTGGAAGGAATTGGCCAGGGTCGCGTGTGGCGATTTCTC